TCACGAAATCAGTGGTTTGTTAATCCGGAAAAAAGACGGATGAAATTATACGCTGAGGCATACCATGAGGAGTTGCAAAGTCAATATGGCGCAGGTTTTATCGGTACAGATGAATACTATAAACGTATTGACGATGAAATGAAAACTAGGTTCTCGGATGAACTTGGTGGGGCAGTAAGAAACGATGAGGATAAACCTCAACGTACGCAAAAACTAAGCACGGTAGTAGCCCCTGCTAAACGGAGTACAGCGTCTAAAAGAATTGTGCTTACTAAATCAGCATTAGCTACAGCAAAAAAGCTTGGTGTAACACCAGAGCATTATGCCCGTGAATTTGTTAAATTGGAGAATCAATAATGGCTACAAATAGATTACAACGTGAGATGGAAAATCGTGAATTAACAGAGCGTCCTAAACAGTGGACGCCTCCGGAACTTCTCCCTGAGCCTGACAAAGAGGCTGGTTTTGCATATCGCTGGATTCGTGTATCAATGTTAAACGCTTCTGATCCCCGCAATATTTCCGCGAAATTTCGTGAGGGTTGGGTACCGGTGCATGTAGACGAACAACCACAATATAAACTGTTAGCCTCTCGTGATGGTCAGTACAAAGACAATATCGAAATAGGCGGGTTATTACTCTGTAAGATTCCAGAAGAGATTGTAGCTCAGCGTATGGCTTATGAAAATGGTCAAACTGCTGCTCAAGCGGAAGCTGTAGATAATAATCTAATGCGCCAAAGTGACTCAAGAATGCCAATCTTTATGGAGCGGAAATCTAGTGTTACATTTGGTAAAGGCGGTTAACTTTAATTAATTTTAGGAGATTTAAATGGCTTATCCTACAGTATCGGCCCCTTACGGGCTAAAGCCAGTTAACCTGATTGGTGGTCGAGTATTTTCGGGTTCTACCCGTATGTTCCCAATCACCAACGGTTATAGTACTAGTATGTTCAACGGTGACGTTGTGCAGATTGGTACATCGGCTAATATCGGTAATATCATTGCTTCATCGCTTACATATAATGCTTCATCTGCTGTTGCTGGCACGATTGGTGTTTTTGTAGGTTGTGAGTACTCAACTACAGGTGGCCCTATCTACGGTAAAAACCGTTATCAATTTTGGAATGCTTCTACAAGTGCTCCTGATGCGATTGGTTATGTTGTAGATGATCCACAAGCAGTTTTCCAAGCAGTTTGCTTGTCTAACCCAGCTGGTACTGGTGGTTCTACAACCATTCAATACCTAAACCCAGCGTTTGTTGGTTCTAATGCTTATTACATTGGTGCCGCTGCTGGTAATACTGGTTCGACAACTACTGGCGATTCTTCTGCTGGTATTGCGATTTCTGCTGCTGCCACAAGCACTTCAGCAATCACTCCGTTGACTACATCTGCACCTTTCCGTATTGTTCAGGTTGTCCCTGCTTCAGCTGTTACTGTGACACAAAATGCTACTACATCTAGCACAACTGTTACTTTATCTTCTGCTAATAGCGCAATTCTGCCTGGTATGGTTATTTCTGGTCCTGGTATTAATCCTGGCTCGAATACATATGTAACAACAGTAAACGGCACGACTGTGACTATCAATACAGCAGTAACAACTGCTCAATCGACCAATGCACAGTTTTCATTCACCGGCTATCCGGAAGCATTAGTGGCATGGAACTTCGGTTACCATAGTTACTTTAATGCGACTGGCGTTTAATTAAGGAGCATCTAAATGGCTATTTCTCGTGCACAACTATTAAAAGAGCTCCTACCCGGATTGAACGCTTTGTTTGGTTTGGAGTATGCTCGCTACGGCGAAGAACACAAAGAGATTTATGAAACTGAAGCCTCTGAGCGTTCTTTTGAAGAAGAAACAAAACTGTCTGGATTCTCTGCTGCGCCAGTCAAAAACGAAGGCCAAGCCATCGCGTATGACAATGCACAAGAAGCATGGACAGCCCGCTATAACCATGAGACTATCGCTCTTGGCTTCTCTCTAACAGAAGAAGCTATTGAAGATAACTTGTATGACTCTTTGTCTGCACGTTATACCAAGGGTCTGGCTCGTGCTATGGCATATACCAAGCAAGTTAAAGCTGCTGCGGTATTGAACAACGGTTTCAACAACCAAGTAACATATGGTGACGGACAACCTTTATTCTCTACAGCACATCCTTTGATTTCTGGTGGTGTTAACGCCAATACTCCATCTACTCCTGCTGACTTGAACGAAACTGCGCTTGAAAACGCTGTTATTCAAATCGCTGCATGGACTGATGAGCGTGGGCTGTTAATCGCTGCGCGTCCTAAGAAATTGGTTGTTCCACCTGCATTGCAATTCGTTGCAACACGTTTGTTAGACACAGAATTACGTGTTGGTACAAACAACAACGACATCAATGCAATTAAGAACAATGGTTCCGTTCCTGAAGGTTACACAATTAACCACTTCTTGACCAC